CCCAACAAGGGTAAGATAACAACCCCTGCACAGTTAACTAAGGAGGTCAAAGAGGCTACACCCGAAGACAATGTCATAGAGGAAACAGATGGGGAGGATACGAAGACCATAACGATCCCTGCTCTACCTAAACCGTACTTTCGGGGCCAAAACGGTGGCGTGTATTTACGTAGCACAAACGAAGATGGCGACACAGAAGAAGTATGTATTTACCACCACGACTTTTACGTCACGCGCAGATTGCATGATGTGGAGCTTGGTGAAGTCATAGCGTTTGCACTGCATTTACCACGGGACGGAGTACGTGACTTTGTTGTCCCATTGTCGAGTGTTACTTCAAGAGAAGAGTTTCGCAAACACATGTCTATGCAGGGCATAGCAACATTCGGGAAGGACGTAGACAAACTGATGACATACACAGCTACATGGATACAGGAATTGCAGCAAACCACGACCGCCAGCGAGGCGCACCAGCAATTTGGTTGGGTGGATGACAAGAAGATGGACGAGTTTGTGTTGGGCGACCAACTGATTACCGCGACAGGTATGGAGTACAACCCACCCTCCGCAAAAACCTCGGGGTATATAGAGAAGTTTAAACACACAGGTACGCAAGCGCGTAGCAGAGAGCTGCTTGATTGGTACAACCGTGATGGTATGGAGCTACATCAATTTACCGTATGTGGTGGCTTTGGCACTATACTCATGCCACTTTCGGGTTTGTACAGTCTAGGCGTACATCTGTACGGCGAAACAGGTGGTGGTAAAACAACTGCCATGTATGCAGCGTCATCTATATGGGGTGACCCTCGTGGGCAGATAGCCACGGGAGGAGATACAGTTAACTCGAAAATGAACCAAGCGGAACTTATGCACAACCTGATGTTAAATACAGACGAGTTGACAAACTTTACTCCTAAAGAAGCATCAACGTACTCATACCAACTGTCTGAAGGAGTGCAGAAAAACCGCATGGCGGGTGGAGGTAACCACGAACGTGTTAGGGGTAAGCCTTGGCGGTTGCTGGCGTTTTCTACAGGCAACGTGAGTATGTATTCGCAAATGTCTATGTACAAAAACAACACTAAAGCTGAGATGCAGCGTTTACTAGAGCTTAGAGTAGATGAAATGCCTCGCGTTCCTGTTGACCAAAAAGAAGCGGATGCACAGCTTAGGGACATACAGTTAAACTACGGTCACTTTGGGCCAGAGTTTGTGCAATATGTCATAAACAACAAAGAGACTATCGCCGCAGATTATGCGCGGATAAAGACCGAGCTAGACAAAGCGGCAGGGCTTAACAACGTCAACCGTTTTTGGTCTGGTGGGTGCACAGCTATATTGACCGGAGCCTTGGTAGCTAAACGTCTAGGCATAATATCTTATGACCTAAAGAAATTATTTAAGTGGGTGGTTAACCAGTTAATTCGGGTCAAATCATTTGTGGATGACAGCACTGCATCAGTACAGACACTGGTCACTGAGTTTACGACAGAGCACTGGGGCAGCATACTAAAGATCAAAAGCACGGATACCGCACAATCTGCGGAAGGTATCTCGCCTTTGGTTATCCCCGATCAAAACCCAAGAGGTTCATTGGTTGCGCGGTACGAGACAGATACAAACATGCTCTTCATTGTACCTAAACCATTTAAGCAATGGCTCGGAGAGCAGAAGCTAGATTACACGGGTGTGGTAGCAGGGATGCAGAAAGAGATGGGCGCTGTGCGCAAACAAATGCGTTTGTCTAAGGGCACTAACTTGCACCTGCCGCCTATTCGAGCCATCGCGGTGGAGTTGAAAGGTTTTAGCGGTGTATCAGAAGCCACTGAGGATTGATGATCTCGCACCAGACGGGGTAAAGATTGTCGTAGATTGGGATGCCATGGTGGTTGGAGCATCTATTTTTATCCCGTGCGTTAATACTGTTAAAGCCAAGAAGCAGTTTCTTGATATAGCACAACGCAAAAACTGGAATATTGAAATACGAGTACGTATAGAAAATGAAATGTTTGGGGTTCGCATGTGGAGAACAGTGTGATAGGTTACACTTGACAAGTCCCACTTACTTGTCGTTCTCCTCCTGTACCCCCGCTTGGCTAGGTTTCGCACTGCAATAGCGGGGGTTTTTTATTGCTTGTAGGAGTCTCGGATCATCTCCAGAGCATCGCGGTACAAGGGGCTTAGAGTTACCCCGTTATACATCTCTGCAGAAGTCTTTGCGTGTTGCTTCAACGAACGCTCTATAGATTTAGCGTTGATTTCCGCTTCAGGATGACGAGCGTTAAACTTATCAATCTCATCATAGATTTCCATCTCGGCGTCGAAGTCACCCATACGCTGCGCAATGTACAGTTTCTTGTGCAAGGCAGATCGTCGTTGGCCAACCGCAATGTCGATACGTTTAGTTACGCTATTCTGTTCTTGGCGGAACGTGTACTCTGTTGGGGGGAAGCCTAGAGCTTGAGCAACCAACTCACCACCAGTCATGTCATCGTAGATAGGGTCGTTACGCCGCGTGTATATACCACCCTGCTGTGCGTACCTGCCAAAGGTAGATTTGTAGGCATTGGCTACACCTGCAGGCATGATATTTTCAATGCCGCGTTGCGTATCCCCTTCTGAAGAAAACAGATCGTTGGCCCCACGGTACAGACGGTTAGCCACGCTGAGTGCTGGGCCACCTACATAGAACCCGATAGTTTCTTCTAGGGACGGATCATTGTTGAACCTGTTTTCTTGGATTAACAACCCTGTGAGCGCCATACGACTTGCAACATCTACACCTGCGAGTTCAGTTATAGCGCCTTTGTACCAACCTTCACCCATATACTGTCGGACAAGTGTGTCAAAATCTTCCTCTTCTTCATCTAAGAAGAACAAGTTAGCGATCAGTTTGACTGCGCCGTATAATGGTAAACCTTGTACACCCGCAAAAAACAACGCTGATCCGTGCATACCTATAAGTTGTTTGACCGCGGCCTTACGTTCGGGTGATCCTTCTTTACCAAACAACGCACCTTTGTCGCTGTCCATGGCAGTTTTCGCAGTCTTCAGCATAGTGTAGTACATCTGCAAACCGTAGTTTTTGTACATGAACGCAACTCGGCCAACACCTTCTCGTGCTATGCTCGGCGCAGTCTCTAGGAATGTACCACCGTTCGTCTGCTGTGTATCATATATAGCCTGCTGCACGGCTTCCTCTAACTGTGCTGCGCTGGCGCTATTAGGTTTGCCCTTTGTCACACTATCCAACGCTAGGTTAAACGATGCCATAAGTGTCACCTGACGGTTTAACTGTTCTGCATGGTTAAATAGCCAAGCAGACAGGACGGACGCGTTGTCCAAAGCGTTGCCAACTTTATTACCCTTCTTGATACGACTGCTTTCGTTTAGCCCCATAGCTTCTGCTAGGAACCCTTGTCCCAACAGACCGCGTTTCGATGCAGTTTGCACCAAGATTTCCATGTTACGCAGCTCGGCTTCTTTGCCTTCAGGGAGCTTCAATCCTTTCTTCAAGGTGAAGTTACCCTTATCTGATATGTCGTAGAAATCTAGGATAGAGTTTGTACCGCCGCCACGTTTACCGCCTAGTAACGTATTACCATAAGCAGCTTTGATGGCTTTATATGTTTTTGTATACCCGTGTTTGCCTCCTAAGAACGGCGCTACAAGCAGAGGGATTTGTGATAGGTTGACCAGTGCGGAGGATGCGTTGAAGCCGATAGTGTAGATAAACGCAGTTTGGTTGAGCCTGCGTGCGATGGCTTCTACATCACCGTTTTTAGCGCCCACCCGTGCGAACCGTGCACGATTTGCCAACTCTGCTTTTACGTCACCGTACGCAGCGGTAAGCCGCTCGGCTCCTTTGCCGACAATGCTTTTAGCCTCCGCCACGTCAAGACGCTCAAATGCTTCTAAGTCTTTTTCGTACTGCCGCAACAACGCACCGTATTTAAGTTTGGCTGTTTGGCTTGCGAGAGTGTAGCCCTTTGTCTTGAGAGCGTACACGGAGTCCTGCATGTACCCCGGTGTTCCTTTACGTTTCTGCAATGACTTAGCAAACGATGTCTCGGGCAAAGAGTTGATGAACAACTTGAGCACCTGATCCTTCACCTCTTGTGGCACTTTGTTTTTGTCCAAGATACTGAGTGTATCGTACGCAAAGCTCGGATCGGTGCCCGTACCTTTAAAAGTGTTCGCGGTTATCTCTTCAACAAACTCTACATTCTTGTAGTCCTTGTTTGCCCTGTACATTTTTGCGGCGTCATCACGTTCTGCGGCAGTGGTAAATGTCTGTACTACGGTGGCTTCTCGTGAAGACTTAGGGTTTTTAACCTCGTAACGTAGCACGTAGTCACCATCACGCATCAGCGGGAAGTAAACATCTAAGGTGCTAGAGTCGAACAGCTTGGCAAATATGTCTCTTTTTAGTTTAGCCGCATCATCAGGGTTCTGCACCAACTCGTCAATCTGTTTAAGAACAACAGCTTTGAGCTTCTCGTACTGATCTTTGTACACTGCTCGCATCTCATTGTAGACAGCTTGCCCGTCTGGCCCCAATGCTTTCCAGTCTGCACGTTGTTTTTTCCACACCTCCAACAAGTCGTTGCCATCATTGTCCATGCGGGGGCTACCGTCTTTGTTGATATACGCCCCAACTGGTTTTGTGGGGTCTACCTGATAGATCGTTGCGCCGTAGTCGTTGTCGTAGATTAAACGGTTTAGAGCTTCCGTACGTTTTTGCGCAGCTTCGGGTGTACCTTTGTTTAGCTTGGTTAATATTTTGCCAATCTTATCTTCAATCATTTTGTTGGCAGTTTGAATTTCACCACGTTGGTTGGCCACCAACTCATCTAGTTTGTAACCCATACGCCCCAGACCTACAGCCTGCGCTATATCACCAAGCCCCTGCAAACCTGTAAGTTTCAACAAGAGATTTTTAGACTTCTTCGAGAACCCTTCCGACAAGAAGTCACGAGCATTGTACTTAAACTGCTGGCGGCTTTCCGCGTCTATTGACTTCTTCGTAGCTTGTACGGTGTCTTTCGCAAACTTCTTAACACCCTCGGGAGTAGACATCATCGCCATCTGGTTAGCATTACGGTATTTTGGTGCAGGTGCTAACAGTCCGTCCACAAGCGCGTCTACTTCTTGCAATGCAGTTATGTTGCGAGACTTCACAAATGGTAGGAACTTGCTAAGGAAGTTGTTAGCGATGTTAAAGAACCGCTGCAGCGCGGTAACTTCTTCACCCTTCACGTTGATACTCGCTAGGTCAGCGCGGAACCTTGGGTTGCTCTGCGCCTCAGACAAGAACTCGTCCACGTTTTGTGCGCCATATGCACTGCCAAGGTAACCATCCAAATCTTTGAACAGCTTTTTCAACTGCACAGCAAACCCGTTTTTAGGGTCAGCCAACGCTGCCGACATACCTGCGTGGGACATTTCATGTAGTATTGTGTGCGTGTTGATACCAGCATCCGCAGCCTCGGTATTGCCACATGCATTTATCAGAGACAATCATCCGTTTGGGAAGCTTTATGCCTTCTAGATCGAAAATTGAAGAAAGTTGGTACTTTAGAGTACTTTTATTTTCTGCTATTTTTCTTTCTATATAATAAACCTCGGTAGGAAGTTCTGCGTACGGGTCCGGTTCGTATCCTACTGGTAACTGTTGTCCGATTGAGGGTTTATCACGGAATTGTCGCGGAACGAAGTTCCTCATATCCAAATATTTGGCGAAGGTTCGTCTTCTTGTAACTTTAGCGCCAATTATATCCCCAAATTTTCTAATTTCGTGTTTAAGTAGAGCTAGTTGGTCTGATCCTGTTTCGGATTGACTGGAGATTGATAGGGTTGGTTGGGGGAGGGTTCCCTTACTACTCGTTTCAAATCCTTCGGTTAGGATAGGGGCTGGATAATAGGTGTTATTTTGCCAAAGCACATAGGAGTTGATGAT